AGGAGTGCTTGGCTTACTAAGTACCAGTTCTTTTTGAAGCAGAGTTCTAAGCGGGGAAAATGTAAACACACCCTCCCATTGCCAAGGCCACTGCCAGTTAAACTTCATCACACCGCCAGTACCACCAATAGAAGCCCAAAGCCTTTCAAGGCCAATTGCGCCAACGCAAGAGAGGCCAACAGCATTGACTGCTCCAACGCTAGATCCAACGACGGCATCGTAATGATACTTTTCTGCCAGTGCTTTGATAGCGCCAGCTTGCCATGCTCCATGTGATCCGCCGCCGGATAGGACTAAAACTCTCATGGAGCCTCAGCCGGTAATCCAAGGTAATCAAGTAGCATTGCCTTTAAGCTATAGATAAGCTCAGGAGTTAAGCAATGATATGGCTTATCAAGCGCATCAGGCTGAAGCTGACGAACAGCATATAGAGCACCTGATGCCTCACCTGCTACAACAAGGTTTAGCATATCAACAGTTGCAGAGTCTCCGCTTCCAATGGTCACAGGCACAGCACGCAAACGGTGTTGAAGCCAAACACGCTGCTCTTGTGAAAGGTCATTTTGATCACAAGCACCTTTTAGGTTTGCAACAACCCGTTTACCGAATTCATTTGCACCGTAATAAGATGCTAGTGCTGTTTGTTCCCAAATCTCAGACTGACTTGGCGGAGCAACAGCATATGGGGCAAGCTTTTCAGCCCAAACTTCCTCTGTGGTGTCGTCTGGAAGCTCTAAAGTACCTATTACCTGTCCTAAATAATTTAGAATGTTTCTGACCATATTTTAATCCTCTTAGAGAGAAACGACGCAAGAACCGCCGTTGCCGCCAGTACCACCGACAGTGCCAACACCAACCGTGCCAAGGTTACCAGCACCGCCAACGGTTAAAGTGCCTACGCCTGTAGTGACGTTGTAAACTTGAATCCTTCCGCCGTTGCCGCCAGATCCACCGTTACCACCAATGCCTGTTCCAAGGCCTGCGCCACCGTTACCGCCGTTGCCGCCAGAAGCATCTATGAGGTTTGTAACAACGGGTCCCTGCTTTTTAATGTAGGTAATGTAAATGTATCCACCACCGCCACCGCCAGCGCCACCAGCACCACCAACGTTACCAGCAGCTGGTGCTGTAGTTGTTGTACCCCCTTGGCCGCCTTTTGCAGTAATTACGCCAGATGGAGTTGAAACGGATGTAATGATTGTTCCGGCATAAATTGCCAAAACAGCGCCGCCAGCACCACCACCACCACCGCCTCTTGAGGTGTTTGCTCCATCGCCGCCGCCAGAATTTCCACCGCGACCGCCAGCGCCGCCAGATACAGAAGTTACACCGCGGATGAATTGATATTCAAACCGACCAAACTTCATGTTTGTCGTTACGGCACCGCCAGAAATTGCGTTTGCTGCAGCGCCAGTGCCACCGGCACCGCTTGTTCCACTTGCGCCGCCGTTACCGCCATTGCCAACTGATACAGCGCCGCCAGCAGCACCTTGAGCGCCAGCATTTGGTTGGCCTGCAGCACCGGCACCTCCTGCCGCGTTTGTAGCAAGAACCCTTGCAGTAAATGCTGTGCCAGCGGCGGCTCCAGTATTGGTTGCCGTATTGGCACCAGCGTTGCCGTTTCTTGATATGGCTCCAGCAGGAGCGTTTGAAAGATCTAGCACCTTGCAGTACAGCTGATAACCGTCTGTGTTAAGTGACGCACCGGCTCCGATTGTCAAAGTGTCGTAATAGGTATTATCAGTAAGAGTTAAGGCACCAGTAAGAGTTAGATTACCATCTGAGCCGTCGCCAAAATCCTGCTCTAGGTTTTCCTCTTCCCAGGTCGGCACCCCGCTAGTTGAACGTAGAAGATAACCTTCAGCACCAACCGGAAGCCTGCTGGTTACGTTTGATCCATTGCGATAGATCATATCGCCAGCAGTGGTCATTGGATCTGACATCAACGTCACATCGCCATCGGGAAGTGTATACACCCGGTCTTGAGTCAGGCCAGAATCGTCTACCGATGCAGCAAAACCAGACTGACCTTTGATCGTAAATTGCTCCGCCTGGTTAGCGTATACGCGCACACCACTAACAGGAGTCGCGGGGTCAGTAGTCTGCTCTGTTAGGTTGATGTTCCCAGTCCCGTTGCTGTCACCCTGCATGACAACGACACCAGTAAAGGTGCCTCCAGTCTTATCCATCTTTAAAGCTTGTGACGATGCATAGTCAGTGATGTCAGCAACTACGTGCGTATGGCCGGTGTTGCTCTTCAAAGCCAAAGCATCAAACACCGCGTTCTGGGACGGTGCGATATCAGTAATGCCGTTTGAAATTGCATCCTGAACAGCAGCAGACTTGGCCGCTGCCGCAAAGTCAGACACCGTACTAGCAAGCTGCGTTCCAGTGTGGTTTGACCGTTGAACAGCATAAGCTTGAGCTGCAGTCACATCAGCATCTAAAGCGTATCCAGGATGTGGGTCTGACTCGCCAACGTGAGTAAGTATGCCAGCAGTCACCCTAGCATCTGCTGCGGTATTAAAGTCACTAATTGTAGACGCAACCTGAGTGCCTGTGTGGTTAGCCCTGTTTTTAAGGTTTGCGTCAGTATCGTTTGCGGTAGCGCCAGCAGCAACACCATCAAGCTTAGTCTTGTCGCTTGGGCTCATAAAACCCGCTACTGATCCGGTAGCAACAGCGTGTTCTGAAACACCGCCAGCGCCTACGTGAGTAGAAGGTGCTTTTTCAGTATCAAGCTCCTCTATGGCAGCCTGTACGTCTGTAGCTACAATGTCGCCAGCTGGAGTAAAAGAGACATCGCCAGCAGTGACGCCAGCCGCAGGAGCTTCAATATCATGCAGAGTCCCTGAATCATCCCTGCGCTTTAAATGTCCATCCGCAGTGTCGATGAATAGCGTACCTTTACCAGATGCTGGAGTTGTAATACTCGCTGCCGCTTCTTCTTTTAGAATAATGCTCATTTATGCAACCTCTATCATCCGGCCATCAACTAAGATTGACCCGTCAATTGTTAGTGGAGAAACAAAAAGAAAATCTCTTGTCTGGCGCACGGCAAGTGTAACAGCGCTTGGAATTGTATTCCAACCAAAGGACCAAAGAGAGTAGTCTACTACCTGACTTGTAGCGCCATCAACTGTGAGTTCGCCATCAACTACAATAGGAGCCTCATGCAGCATCTCTTGTCCGGCAGGTACAGCTATAGGTGTGCCAGACTCAACCAAGACATATGAGAAGTTGTCAGCACCAGTGATCGTATCGCCGCTACCAACAAGATCTAGCTGCCCTGTGAACGGATTGAACTTGAAAGCCATCTAAGTCCTCACCACTGAAGAGATGTCTTTCTTTGATGAATTCACATACGTAACTGTAACAGTAGCTACTAGAGTGCCCGATACTCCGCCTAATTTATAAGAAAAAACTTCTACAGTAGAAGAAGGATACGCAACCGTTATTGCATCGTGTTGTTCTTGGACTAGTGCATTGGACAGTCTAGAGTAAACTGTCTTGTGCATCTTTCCATCAACTAGAACAAAGGCTTCCCGCTCTCTGTCTGTGATATCACCGCGTACTGGGTTTAAGTCTACTGTGCTCATTTATCACCCGGCAGCTTGTACTCATCATGGAACCAGCAAACCCAGCGCCCAGACTTCACGTCTTGGGTGATAGTAATAATCTTAACAACGCCTGAGCGTTTAACTTGATAAGCCAACATGGCCCGCGTCAGACCATCTTTTGTCGAGGCTTCAATGAATTTTGGGACTACGCGAATGTTGGCCATTGATGCCTTTTAGAAGAAAGGCTGGGAGCCGAAGCTCCCAGCCAATCCACACAACTGCCTTAGGAGGCAGAACCGATGAGCACACCCATCTTGCCAGACTGGGTGACTTTGCAGCCGTACACATGGGACAGGGCCACGTCCACGCCAAGAGCCTTGACGTTGGGCAGGGTGTCCATAGTGGGCTGAAGCTGGCGAGCCCAAGCAACGTGATCAGAGTGGTAGAACACGACGCCAGCGTCTTCAACAACGTTAGAAACAACAATGTTGAAGCCGTAGATGCGGCCGATCACGCCGTTGAGCTTAGCAGCGGCGCTGCCATCTTGCCATTTGTCGGCGTCGACAAAGTCAGCAAGCTTGAGCACGTCGGATTCACGCTCCGGAGAGATGGCAGCAAAGAGCTTGCCATCGCCCATGGGCACGTTCTGGATCTTCAGCAGCTTCTTGGCCTTGATGAAGTCATTTTTGCCAAGGGTAGCAGTGGGATCGTTATCAAACAGCAAACGATGGTCAGGAGAAGAGGCAGAGGTCAGCTTCATCTGAGCGTAGATCTTGGCATCCATCTCATAAGCGAGGGCAGAGGCCATGCGCTTAGCGATTTCGCCAAGGAGGTCAACGTTGGCTTGCAGGGAAGCCAAACGCTCCACAGTGCTAAACACACCGTAGTATTGGTCAAGAGCCAAATCATCGGTAGCAAACGTCAGAGCTTGGCTAGTCAGATCAGTGCCGTCAGCCTTAGCAGCGGCAGTGAAAGAACCAGTGCGAGGAAGCTTAATCTTGTCCATGCCGGGACCAACGCGGCCAGACATGTCAGTGAGCGTAGGTGCAAGCACCATGCTCTGAATGAGTTCCTGCTGAACGATCGAGTCGATGATTTCCATCGACGCTGCATCAACGAGAGTCTTTGTTTGATTTGCCATTTTTCCCCCTACCCCCTAGGCTCAAGTACCCTTGCGCCGTTCGGAGAGTAGTTTAATTTTTTCATCCACAGTCATTTTGGACAAGTCCATTTGACCGGGGACTACGGTTTGAGACGCCGCGTGGTTTACCCCCGCGCCGCCCTTTTTAAAGAACCCAAGAGTCGCATGAGCCTCATGGAATTTTTTGGCTACCTCATCCGCGCCTACTACTGCGTTGGTCGCAGGGTCGACCGCAACTGCCTGGCGATCTACAAGCTTCAAAGCCGTTTCTACGTGAGCCTCATCCAAGCCGCGCTTAACTAGTTCGCTACGAATAGCGGTGTTAATTGTGGCTTGTTTGATACGCTCCTGCATCGCGGCAAGCTCCTTTGCAGCGGATTCAGACTTTGCTTTCTCCGCCTCATAAAGCTTTTTGAACTCTTGCTTCTGCTCAAGCTCTTGCTGCTCACGTTGTTGAGACGCTGCCTTAAGGCTTTCTAGCTCCTGCTTAGTGGCCAAGTTGGCCTTAGCAAGATTCTCTTTTTCCTTCTTAAGCTTCTCAACAAAGTCAGCCGGATAGGATTGCGCCCCACTGGTAGCGCTGCCATTTCCATTCTCAGCCCCGCTGGTAGCTGAGGTGTCCCCACTGGTGGACTGCTCTTTACTCATTTTGATATCCCTTCTTATTTGCGTCGAGTCTTTTTTCTAAGCTCGCGCTCTATTTCTCTTACTAAAACAGTCAATTCATCTTGTGTCAAAACAAAGAACGGACGTGGAGGTATAGTCACTTTGTTGCCGTTCGCGTTAGTATAGCTACCCCCAGATTGTACTAGATCAGCAATCTCTGCATTTGTGTGCCCATCATCGCGAGCGGAGTTTTGAATAAACACACGGATGCCACGTGCGTTTGACTCATAGCGTATGGCCTCAAGCATCTGCCCCGTAAGCGTAAGGTTTGACCTGCCAGGGGAACCAAACGCACCAAGCTTAGGCTTACGTGGTTTAAAAGACTCTGACGCCGGGACACGAAGAACTTTTCCGTTCTTTGTGAAGTAGGCAGCTCTACCGGAGCGCTGCTCCACGTAGGATTGAGCTAGTGGTTTAAGTCTTGAACGAGTGGCGCGGTTAGATAGCTCATCTACGCCATAGCCGGACTTTACTCGCTTATAGATCAAGTCCCTCGCCATCTTCCCAAGGCGCTGCTTAAAAGCTGAATCAAAAATATCTATTTGCCTTTTTAGCTCACGTTGTAGCTTATCTAGCCCCTTAATTCGGATGCCCATCAAATGTCCTCAAGGTCTAGAGTAATCTGTGGTCCTACTTCTGGGATATCTATAAAAAGATCTGCGCTGCGGTTAAAATCTTTAAGAGTACTTTTTAAAATTTCTACCTGTTCATCTTTTGGCAGGCCAAAAAAATCACGCACAGGCAGATGCCCCCCGCCAAACACATGGCCGTGCGCTTTGTCGTTTTGCTCTTGGGATGTGAACCCTATGACTACGCTACGGGCAGGCGTTGCTATCACTTCAAGGTTTGCGAGCATCTGACCTGAAGCGGTAAGATCTGCAATCTCGCCTTTTCTTTTTCCGTAGACCTGACCTGCCAGGCTCTCAGCATACGCGGCAGAGTACGGTTTTAGCCTATTGCCATTCTTATCAACGCGCTCATCCTGCGTGCGCTCAACCATTCGATCAATCACACGACGGCCAAACTCTCTGCGAAAACTATCGTTTGTTAGTGTTGCAGCAACTGCTCTTCTTTTAGCAGGGGATGATTCTTCTCTGCGATAAAGAGCTACAACATCAATTGAGAGTTTGAGCTTCGCTGCCACTAGCTACCTCGGCAACTTGAGTCATAGCGTCTTCTCGTTCTTTGCGAATCTCAGCAAGCACTTGCTGAACCTCTTCAGTGCTATACTCAGGGTTAATCTCCTGAATGGCCATGTGGTGAGTGGTTAAGCCGTTGTCTAGCTTCTTGATCTCAAGTTCAACTTTGTCGGCTTCAGAAATTACTGGGCGCTGATCAGGGAAAGAAATGGCCAGTTCAAAATCAGTAGAAAGAGCAAGGGAGGCATACTTAGGACTAAGCATCCCCTGCTCAATCCACACTGGCATGATCTTTGAGGCTAGTTTTTCAAAAAGAGTTTTTTCTGCGACAGTAAAGAAGGAAACCTGCACTTCTTTGTCTTCAGTTGATTCTGCTTGATCAAGAATCTTTGCCACACCAGAGGAAGCATTCTGGGCTTGCAGCTGCCCAGTCACAGTGCTCACGCTTAGGCTCTTAGTAGTGAGCAGCATTCCAAGTAGCGCCTCCACCATTCTAAGCAGCGCATCGCTATCAAGCTGCGGCTTAATCACCTTGATGTCAGGTTGCTCACCATTCTGGGAATTGAGAGTGACAATAGAGTTGGGGTTAAAACTCATCTTCTCAGTGCTGGCATTGATGAGCGCGATGATGGACCACGCTTGATACTTAGAAGCAAAAGCCAGGTCGGTTAGAAGTAGGCAGATAACAACCTGCATGCGCTTCAAGTCATCATCTTGAATTGGCACAAGTAGATCATCGGCCTCTTTTACATAAACAATTGGTATTGTGCCGTATGGGTTGCCGCGCTCGGGGTTATTCTCATCAACGATAACATCCCCTGCGCCATTCATGGTGTAGTGCTCAGTCTCTGTCCACACTACGTGCAGATCATCTTTCCTGTCCTGACTGCCCATGACGATATGCTTAACGATGGCCGTAGGATTTTCAGGCTCAATAGCGTCATCAGAATAAGGCGTGTAGGTGTGCGATGGCAGCACTCTAAGCTTAGGTTGACCTAGATGCGCGTATGGCTCTAGAGCAACATGTTTATGCAGTTTAAAATATCGATTGGCCTGCATCATCTTGTGATTCAAAGAAAGAGCAGTCACAAGCGCGTCAAGATTTTCTAGGTCTACTTCATTGCCTGAAAGTGGTTCACGGCGCGGCTCAGCCTTGTAGACAGTAGCCAACTTATTTACAATCTTCTGCGTGATGTTTAGTGGGATTACGCGGTTAATCAGCTCGCTAACCGTCTCAGGCAAAAGAAACTCATCTTGAATGGCTCGTTTCACAGATTCGCGAACTTTTCCATTGTAGATTAGGTATCGCTCTTGGTCCTCAGCAATGCGGTCAATGTTTCCCTTGTCGTAGATCACATCAATGAGCTGCTTAGGACTAGGCATAGGACCCCACTTTGACGCTGGCGATTGGTTTAACAATCGGCCACTCGTAATCGACTAACTGTTTGAACCCGTCTAACCAATGTGACCGCATTGGGTTTGACTTGTCTATTTCTAAACCGCCTGACTTCAAGATGCATTGCTCAGCGTCAGCAATGAAGTTTTTGCAGCGTGGGTGTACTTCAAATAGCCCGCGCTCTATGAAGGCATTGGCGGCATTCAAACAATCGCGCACAGAAATAATGCGAGGTTTGAAACGAATATCAGTGAAGCCAGCCTCGCGAAGAATCCCTATGTCCGTTCCGCCCTTCCAAACTGTTTTGCGGGCATTCCCCGCTGGGTCAGGAAAGATTGTTACAGCGGTGCCGTAGCGATCTTTGATTACTGCGGCCATTTCATGGGTGTCAGAAGTGTTTAAGCATATCTCATCAAATGCTCTTAGCATCGGTCCGCCAAGTACGCCTGGAAGCCGATTGTAAACCGTGGCGGACATTGGGTTGATATTAAAATCTAGAGATATCCAAACAGGAGCGCCAGGCACGCGGTCTGCATTTGGGTTGACGTGCTTCATGCGATTAAACTGCCACAGAGCCCTGTTGCCCGAGAGATTAACAAACTCGCCATCAAGATACTGTTTACGCATCATCTCATCGTAGGACTGCTCTAGTGTTGCAAAGTATGTATCAGCAACATGCGTGTTTTCTTTTGACCTACCAAAGATCAAATCCGTGTCATTTCTTGGATTCTGAATAAAATATTCATAAGTCCAGTTGAACCCCTCTGGAGTTCCAGACATTGCTACCTGTAGTAGCTTTGCTTTCTTTAAACGAATACGCGCAAGAAATGCGTCAAATGCGCCCTTAGAGCACATTGTCACTTCGTTGATTAGGCCAAAGGCTAGGTTTGGCCCGCGAATAGAGTCGCCGTTATCTTCAGAATGAAAACAGTAAATCTGTGTGTCTGTGTCTGGCAGGTAAAAAACAGCATCTTGCTGGTTCCAGTTAAGTTCTACTTTATTATCTTTGCAGATGTCTTTGAAAAGCGGCACAATGTCGCGCTTTAACATCTTGTAGCTTGGTGCCAGTATCCCGCCCGGCAATCCTTCATTCTCGCCAGCTAGCATCAGTGCTTTCATTATCAACGAGTAGGATTTACCTCCCCCGTACCCCGTTGATAAGTAGACTTTGGGCTTTCTAGAGAAATGAAACCGGCGCTGGTAGCTAGTCGGTTTGTAGACAATATCTGGCATCACTCATCCTTGGGCTCCAGAAACTTAAATTTAGGTCCATCCGTGACCGTTGCGTCAATATCTTGCTTAACTTCAGCTTTGTCTGACTGACCAAGATATTGCTTACCTAACCAAATAAGCATCCCAAGGTTGCCTTCCTCAGCAAGCTTCCATTGAAGCTCACGCAAACGAACTTTCCTAACGGCGCGCGTTTTTGTCAGGATATCGGAAAAACGTTTACGTATTGTTCCCTCATCGCAGCAAAAGTGGTCGGCGATTTCAACGTTAGTTGCGCCAAGTTTTGCCAGGGACTCAACAACTTTGGGATCAATATCTAGCTTTGGCCTAGCCATGTACACTACACCCTAGCGGCAAGGGTACAGACGCGCTGCGCGTTATGGCAAGGTTTATTCAATGTTCCCAAAGCCCCCCGGATGCTTTTTAAATGTCATGTGATCCGCGCTGTAAAGCTCTAGAACAAAGCATACCCCACAAAGCACAAAGTAAGCTTTACGGGCCCCTACGGCCTGATAATACCCCTGGGCTTTATTTTTAGACCCTAACCCACAGAAGAACACAGTGCGGTTATTTTTAGAGGTGTACCCGTCCGCGTACTCTATCCACCACTGACGGTTTTTCAGGGTGTAGGTATTCACCACACTTTCCATCTTTGTCTCCGCCACAAGGAGTTTGATGAATTCTAAATGAGCACTCCTTGTTCCTTCTTTGAACACAGATTCAAGGTCGGCACCCCCTCTTTTTGCAAGGGCTTCAAGTAGCGCGGAATGGGTCTTTTTGCGGGGCATAATAATTCCTGATTCTTTTTGTCAAAACGATGCTTTTTACGGTTACGTTAGTTACATTGGTTACGTTATCAATGTAACCGTTTTTCCGGTGTGATTTCGTGGGGGATAGGTATTAGGTTACATGGTTACATCACTTTTCCTCTCTCCATTAAAACAGGATTTTTTTGGGGGGTACAAAAAAAGGGGTCTCCATAAAAAGTGCTATTACCTAAAGTAGAGGGAGCACCACTAACGTAACCGCGTATTTTACGCCGTAACCCCCTGCAATCATTG